TCATGGCGGGTCTCCTGACGAGATCACCATATGAGCGCGAACGTCCGCTCGACCAGCGAGTCCGTCAACCCGGCGTCGGACGAGCCGCCGCCGTCGATCCACAGGGCGCGGAGACCGCGGGCGCGGTCCAGAACTTGAAGGCCCGAGCAATTTTATTCGAGGCGACGCGGCGCACCAAGCCGCCGCCGCAAAACGCCGACGCGATTTGCTACCGCCCGCTTCACAGGCGCCGGACGAAAAGCGCCGGGCGTGGCCGAACACGTCCGCGGCGAGGTTCTTCGTGCCGACGCCGGCCTGGGAAATGACAATGCCGAGCGAGCCGGGCACCTTGTTCAGGCCAGTGCGCAGCGTGTCGTAAAGGCGGCGGTCCTTCCAGGCGTGGATCTCGTCGAACAGCACGAAGGACGACGTCTTGCCGTTGGCGGTCGCGGCGTCGGCAGAGATCGCCTTGAGCGTGCTGCGCGCCGTGCGATGCGTGATCTCGTGGCGGCTGTCCCGGATGCTGACGTGACGGCCGAGGCGGGGATCGGCAACCACGAAGCCCATGCACTCATTGAAGGCGATGCGGGCCTGTTCGCGGTTGCAGGCGGCGAGCGCGACCTGTCCGAGCGGGAGCTTCTCCCAGCCGATCGTGTGGAGCATCGAGAGGCCGGCGCCCAGGCCCGTCTTATGCGAACCGCGCGGGAGCATGATGTCCACCATGCGGTAGCGGCGCGTTCCGTCGTGCCAACGCGGGCCATAGATCATGCGGACAAGCCGCTCCATCCACGGGTCAAGCTGAAAGGGGCCGCCGGTCGCGGCGTGCCGAAGGCCGCGGAGGAACTGGACCGCGCGCTCGCCGTGGCCGAGCGGGTCGTCGATCGGCGAGCCGTCGAACAGCCAGTCGGGACGCCGCGCCATCAGATCCCCATCGCGGCGAGGTCGGCGTTGTCATGGGCACCGGACGCGATGAAGCGCGAGCCGGCGGCGGGGCTGGCGTAGAGCTCGGCGGCGTAGCGCAGAGCAGTCTTGCTGGCGCCGTCCTGGAGGCGCATGAGGCGCGCGACGTCGCCACCGGCCGCCGCGGTCGCCTGGATCTGGCGCTCGAGCTCGCGGACGCGGCCCAGGTGGACGCAATAGACCTCGAGGAGCGGGAGATGCACGGGCGCGAAGGCGCCGGACGCGACGACGTGCGGGGCGACGCGCCGCCATTCGGCGCGACCCTCGGCCGTCAGGTGCGCGGGTGCCTTCGGGGCGCGGGTGAGCGCGTCCTTCGCGGGCCTCGGCGCGGCCTTCGGTCCAGCACGAGATCGACTAGCCGAGGGCATCTGCCGCCTTCGTGGTGGCGCGGATCTCTAGGCCCTCGCGGCGGCCGAGCTCGACGAGCGACGTGACGCCATAGGCGCGGCCGTTGAAGCGGACGCGGTCGGTTTCCTGAAGGCCGTCGAGGTAGCGCACGCGGAAGATGATGGTGGTCGACTGGGAGACGCCGGCGCCCGTCAGGAACTCGTCGGCGGCGACCTGGACGACCTCGGCCGGGACCGTCGCGAGCGTGGTCCAGGTGTCCAAGGGCACGCCGTCGAGGTCGATGTCCATCGCGCCCAGGCGCTCGATGGCGATGGCGCGGTCCAGGCGGCCGGCCCTCACTGGATCGGCTCCTCGATGAGCACGCCCACGTAGAGCGTGGCGTGGCCGCGTTCGCTCGACGGATCGCGGCTGAAGACGACGCGTTCGATCTGCTGGTCCAGGATGCGGAAGCCGTCCGCGAGGTCCAGGTCGGCGCGCAGCGCGTCCGCGACGAGACCGGCGATGTTGCGGGCGGCGGACGTGCCGCCGGCGAGGGTCCAGACGTCGAGCTTCGCCAGCACGCGGGCGTGACGCCGGGAGAGCGTCAGGTTCTCGCGCAGCGCCGTGCCTTCGCCGATCTGGATCACGGCCGGGGCCTCGGGGCGCGTCTGGGCGTCGACGATCTGCGCGACGGGAACGGCCGCGATAACGGCCGGCGTGGCGACGAGACGAGCGCGCATGGCGCGGTGCAGGGCGACGGGCGCGAACGTCATCCGCCGCCCCACTTCTTGAGCGCCTTGTTCACGGCGCGATTGATCTGCCCGGAGCGGCGCTTTTCGAGGAGCCGGAACGCGGGCCAATAGAACGGGTCCGCGTCGGCGTTGGGCGTGCCGAATTCGATGAACGTCGCCTGAGGCGCGTCCTGATCGCCGGCGACGACGGTGCGAGACAGGTTGTCGGCGCCGGGCTCGACGCGGACGGAGTCGGCGAGGTCGCCATCCTGCCGCGGCGCAAGCGCCTGGGCGTTGTCCGCGAACTCGTGCGCCGACTTGTCTAGGGCCTTCTCGACCTCTGCCTGGACCTGGGCGGGGATGGTCTTGAGGAGGTCGCGGCGGATGGCGGCGAGCGCCGCCTTATTCGAGCTCACGCCGCCGGCTCCTGCCAGCGGTGTTGGTTCACGAGATCCCAGAACCCGATCGGAAGCTGGCGCGCATCGAGGCCGACGATCGTGTCCTCGCGGTGCTCATAGAAGTTCGCGACGAGCATCCGCACGGCCTGCTTAAGGCTCGCCGGGACAGGGTCGGGCATCGGGTCGACGAACTGGCGGACGTAGTCTTCCGCGGCCTCGATGTAGTCGCCGAGGAGCTCGTCGTCGGCAGTGCCGACGATGCGGAGATGCGCCTTGACGTTAGAGACTGTAATAATCATCAAGTGGGACCGAAGCGAAGGAGCATGATTTTGGTATCCGAACGCTTGAAGCGGTGGACATGGGTGTCTGCACTTGCCGCTCTAGTTGCTCCGCCGGCGTTGCTGTTGTATTCGCGCGTCGCCCACAAGCTAGGAGCAAGCGTAGAATTCGGCGTGTCAATAATGCTCAACCTTATTTGGGTATTCTTAGCTTCAGCAATTGTTTTGATTGTTGCGCCAGCCATGATCGGATGGCGAGGGGTGATACTGTTGGCTGCATTCATCGCTGAACTCTATTTAGTAGTGCCGGCATTGTTGCCGATGGGCGTCTAGCCATCAGAGAAAAATCCCAATTAGGCGGACATTTGCGCGGTGGGGAGCGCGCCGGTCCCGGCGTGCACGCCTGAGACGCGACCCACCCCCCGGGCCTCCGGTCGGCCATGTCGGCGCCGGCGAGCGGGATTGGTCGGCGTGTTCAATGCGGCGTCGATCGGCCACTCGTTACGAAGGCGCGACGCCAGGGTCTCGAACGTCAGTCCCTTCTCCGCTGCCCACTGGCGTCGCGTGAGCGTCTTCCCCTCGAACTCGATGATGTTCGCGCTGCGTCCCTTCCGGACGACAACGGGCTCAGCGCTTGCGGCTTCCTCGATGAGGCGAACGGCTCGCTCTCTCACAGCGTCGGGGTCCATGCCGGCGAGGTAACAGACGTCTCGGAAGTCCTTTCCGGCGCCGGTGAACCATGTGCGGGCTTGCCGCTGCTCAACGTGGGCGCGGTTCGGCTCGCTCGGTGCGATTGTGCGCGTGGCATCGGTCAAGGCCTGCCGAATGACTGCGCACCAAAGGGCGCGGTCGCGCGCCGACTGTTCGGTCTCGCTCTCTCGAGAGGTGGCGGGGCTGGTCATGAGGAGATGCCGAAGTCCTGTTCAAAGGTGGCGGTGATCGTGTTGCGGCCGGTTTCGTCGCGGACGTGCTTCCACTTCGCGCACGTCCAGCGTTTCGGGCTGGCGTCGTCGGGGAGCGTGTAGAGGAACGGCTGATAGCCGCCGCGCTCGCGCAGGAAGGCGATGACGCCGGCGGCCTGGAGCGACGTCATCATCTCGAACTTGAGCTCGGCGACGTCGCGAATGTGATTGAGGCCGGCGGGGCTGGCCTGTGTGTAGCCGTCGCCGAACTCGGCCTTTCGCAGGTTGATCTTCGGCTCGACGGGAAGGCGGGCGCTCGGGGCGACGGGCGGAATGAAGGTGAGGAGAGCCATCAGACCAGCGCCTCGCACTTCAGGGCGTGGCGTTCCTCGCGTTGCTTATGGCTGTCGTGGCAATGGCCGCAGAGGGCCTGCCAATTCCTTCGATCCCAGAATAGCCAGCGGTCGCCGCGGTGCGGCTTGATGTGGTCGACGTCGGTCGCCTGGGCGCCGCAGCGCTTGCATGTCGGGTTGACGATCAGGAAGGCGGCGCGCTCGCGCTGCCAATCTCGGTCATAGCCGCGCTCGCGGGCCGAGGGTCTGTTCCGGTCGTGACGGGCCTTACGGACGCGGTCGGCGGCCTGCTGACAGACGCAGCGCGAACAGGCGGCGACAATCCGACCGCAGTTGCAGAAGTGGGCAGGGCGGCGCGGCATGTCAGGCGGCCTGCGCGCGGGTGCTGAGGCCGAGGAAGACGTCGGCGAACTTGTCGTCGAGCGTCCTGTGGTCGGGCTTCTTGGGGGCGACGCCGCGAAGGGCATTCTGGAGATCAATGAAGCCGGCCTGGGCGGCACGGATTTCGGCCGGCGTGCTGCTCCAGGCGGTTTCGGGGCTCCAGCCGAGCCATCCGGTCGCGACCTTGAAGAGACCTTCCAGGTGCTCGGCGAAGGTTTCGCGGGAGGCGAGCCGCGAGCCGGTCGACGGCGTGTCGGTCTCATCCTCGAGGTCGACGCCGGCGAGGCTGTAGACGTGGGCGATGAGCGCCGGGATGAGGTGCCGGACGCCCGCAAAGAGACCATGCGGGACGCCCAGGCTCTCGATGAAGGACGGGACGTCCGACCACGCCGGTGAGTGCTCGCGCAGCACGTCGGCGATGGCGGCGAGGTCGCCGTCCTGGATCTTGTCCACGAGGGCGGCGAGGCCCTCGTGGCGACGCTCGAGGCGGAGGGCCACGCGCAGGGTCGGCCGGAGAACGATGCGCTCTCCGTCGATCCTGATCGTGATCTCCTCCGCCGCGAGCATGAGCGTCAGACGCCGGCCGCCGGGGCGGCCGTGACGGTCTCGCCGTCGATCTCCAGGGTGAAGACCTGCTTCACGTAGGAGTCGGCGTCGCCGCCCTGGACGGGCGCCGAGAAGACGAGGACCGGCATGTAGGCCGTGCTGCCGGTCGCGTTGGCGCCGGCCGGCTTGTCGCCGAGCTCGATCTTGATGAACACGCGGTCATCGGAGGCGAGCGCCGTGCGGAGCGCCGACTGGCCGGCGTCCGCGGCGTCGCGGAGAACCGTGAGCTCGATCGCGCCGCCGTCCACGGAACCCTTGCCCTTGCGGACGCGGCGGGTGCCGAGAACCTTGGCCTCGACCTTGGCGTAGGTGTCGCCGAACTCCCCGCCGATCTCCTCGACGTCGTTGATGACGGTCCAGGTGAGGGCCTTGTAGGCGGCGGCGGTGGTCGGGATCGCGCCGCTCGGGGCGATGCTGATCGTCGACTTGGCGTTGGTCACGCTGGCCATGATTACGCCGCCTTCAGCTTAAGCTTGACGAGGGGCTCGCCGAGGGTGATCCGGCCGCCCACGCGCCGACGCGCGAGGAGGTTGATGATGCCGTTCTTCCAGCCGGTGAGGCGGTCGTATTCGGCTTCGAAGCCGACGCGATCGATGATCGTGTAGGCGCTGGCGAAGTCGCCGAAGACGATCGGCGTCGCGTTGGCGGCCGGGTTCGGCATGTCGACCGCTTCCAGGACCGGGCGGCCGAGGAGGAGACCGGGCTGGCCGGCCTGAAGGCTCTGCTGCCAAATCAGGTTGCCGTCGCCGTCGCGCAGCTTGCGGACGACCGACATGGTCTTGCGGTTCATCAGCCAATGGCCGCGCGCCGCGTAGGCGCTCGGGATGCTGTAGAACACATCGATCAGGTCGTCGGTCCCGATCGCCGTGGCGGCGGTCGTCAGCGTGCCGACTTCCGAACTCGTCAGGACGCCTTCGGCCTGGGTCGTGCCGTTGCCGTTGACGAACCAAGACGCCTCAAGCTTCCCGAACTGGGTGGCGACGTGGTTCTCCAGCCAGGACGCGAGGTCGACGGTCGCGTCCTCATACATGACGCGCGAGACGGGCACGATCACGGCCATCTCGAAGGGCTTGCCATCGATGAGCTCGAACGACGGCTCGGACTCGGCGCGGGTGCCGGTCTCGGTGACAGAGGCGGGTGTGACCGAATTGACGAGCCGCGGGAACTGGACGAGCGGGCCGCCCATGGTGAATGAGGTCGCGACGCCGCGGATCGGCGAGAACTCGGTGATCTTCTCGATGATGCGCGGGTTGAACGACGCCGGGGCGAGGATGCCGCCGGTGCTCGGGGCGCCGACCGTCAGGGCCTTGAGCTCGGTCGCGTCGCCGGTGTGCAGGTAGACGTTGAACGCCTTGCGCTCCAGATCGGCGTCGGACTGGCCGGCCGCCGGGGCCGGGCGGGCGGCCTTCTTCTCGATGGCGTCGAGACGGGCGGCGATGCCGCCCAGGTTCTTCACCTCGTCGGCGACGCCGGCGAGTTTGGTTTCCAGCGCCGAAACGTCCGGCGTGGTGGTCTGATCGTCCAAGATAGGTTCCTTTTGATGCGCCGCGTGATCTGCGGACTTGAGGGACGTCACGCGGGCGCCGGCGTGGGCCGGGACGGAGACGATGGAGATCTCGGCCAAGTCGACGGCCGAGATGGTCCGACCGCCGGCTGAGCGACGGGCGAAGTTCTTGATGGCGAAGCCGATGGAGACGCCGTTGACCGCGCCTTCCTTAAGGAGGCTGTAGACCTCGCGGGCCTTGACGACGGTCTCGACGAGGAGCCGGCCCTTGGCGACGAGGCCCTGGGCGGTCTCGGCGATCGACTCCCAGACGCCGATGACCTCGCGCTGATCGTGCGCCCAAAGCATCGGGAGCGAGCCGGCGATCGCGCCGAACGCGCCCTTGGTGATGACGTCGCCGGTGCGGTCGGCGTCGGCGAAAACCCATGCGGTCGCGGTGATCGCGCCGGCGCCGTCGAGGGTGAAGGCGGCCTTGGTCTCAAGCTGCATTGGCGGCCTCGTCGGGCGTGCCGAGCATGGCGGCGGTCATGACGTCGGAGGCGAGCGCGTAGAGCTCGGCGAAGGGCGTCGCGCCGACGTAGGTCTCGACGAGCTCGTGGGCGCGCTTCGGGGCCTCGCCGCCGCCGATCAGGCCGAGCCGGATGGTCTCGCGGACTTCGGTCACGGTCGCGTCGCCAGCGAACATGCGGCGCGCGGTTCCCCAGGCGCCGGCGCCGACGAGGCGCTCGAACTCGACGAGGAGCGTCGGCGTCAGGGCGAAGGTGTGCTCGGCGTCGCCGAAGAACTGGACGTGCGGACTCACGCGGCGGCTTCCTGGGCGCCGGTCGCGGCGTTCGACTGAGTGAAGGGGCTGGCGAGCTCGTCACCGTCGGAACGGGCCGGGAGGTTCTCGCGGGTGCGGACCTCATTGGCGGTCATGACGCCGGCGGCGCGCAGGCTCTGATAGATCTTCGCACGCGCTTCGCTATCGCCCTGGAGAAGGCCGTCCAGGACGAAGTCGACGACGTGCGACCGGCGCTCCTCGGGGGAGAGGAGCACGCGCGCATAGGCGTCGCGCCACTGGCCGAGCCAATGGGCGAGCGTGAAGATGACGAACTGAGTGCGGAGCTCCTCGGCATTCTTGAAGGTGGCCGACGAGAGGTCGCCGAGGAGGACCGGTGGGCACGCAAAAGCGCGGGCGATCTCGATGACCGTGAACTCGCGGAGCGACTTGAACTCTTGGTCGACGGAGGAGAAGGCGAGCACGTCGACCTTGGCGTTCTCTTCCAGCACGGCGACGCCGCCGGCGTTCTCGCCGGACGCCTCGCCGCCCTTGAACTTGGCGAGCCGCTCGGCCGCCCGATCGGAGAGCTTGCCGGGATGGGTGATGACGGCCGAGGGGCGGAAGCCCTTCTTGAAGATGCGGCCGGCGTGCGCCTCCATGACGAGGGCGGTCGCGATGGCTTCGCGGGCGGCCTTGATGGGCGCGAGGCCGGTCACGCCGTCGATGCTCGGGGCGCTGATGCGCAGCACGTCGGCGTGCTGGTAGATCGTCTGTCCGCCCTGGTGATTGTAGCGATAGGCCGGCGCGCCGGTGTCCAGCGTCAGGATCTCGACGGCGCGCGGGTCCAGGCGGATGAGCTCGAGGGGCGAGCCGTCAGGCCGGCGTGTGGCGACCGCGAAGGCGTCGCCATGCAGCAATGCGTCGGACGTCAGTTGACGCCGGAGCTCGCCGGCGCTGGTCCAGTCGTTCGCCTCGTCGTGGGCGAGGACGTAGGCGTCATGGTCGGGCGCGGGCTTCTTGCCCTCGCCGTCGCGTGCATAGACTTTGACCGGTAGGTTTCCAATCGTCGTCGAGATGAGGGTGACGGCCGCCTTGACAGCGGGGACGCGCAT